GTAAAGTAGTACATATTTGGATAACCCTCATCCTGTAGGTACATAGTAACTGCCATACCAACATCATTAGTTTCTGGCCCAAGTCTGGCAAAGTTATATTTCTGACCCTCATCTGCAAGTAACCTGCTGAATTTATTTAAAGGCATCCTACCTTTATATACAGAGGCCTCTTCTCCAGCTTTATCCATATTAGTGAAGGATGAGTAATCACTACTTCTACCAGTTGAACAGTCAGCACCAATGAAGTATCGTTTTTTCCTGTCTGGTAAATCGAATTGTTTATATTGCCCATTAAATCTGGTTTTTATTGCAGGGTATTCTGAAAGCATCTCTTCGATTGACTTGATATCTGCTAAGTCAAATACTGAATTACCAGATGATAAAAAGTCACCATCAATTTCTTGAGCAGTTCTTTTGTTTCCTAATGCCTGAGACATTTCATCGTACCAATCTTGATCACGTTCAGGATGCATTTGCCACCTAAGTCGTATTGGTGATAAAGGACTTTCTCCAGATACTGCATCTACCCAAGAACTATGGTAGAAGTTACCAACACCATATGGGGTAGAGTTTACTATTGCTGAACCACCAGTTGATAATGTCGGGAATGCAGAAGCCCAGATAGTAGATGCCCATCGAATAATTGCTGCTTCATCAATTACTAATAGGGATAAACCTTCTGAACGTCCAGCATCCTCAGTGGTAGGGATGGAGGTGATGAGTGATCCATTTATGAATTCTATTTCTGTTGTTGATCCTATCTCGCCACCCCTACCATTGATTATTGGTGTTTGAAGGTGAGAGGGTAGGTTCTTATACATGAACTTAATCTTCTTTAACACCTTCTTAGCAATTGTATCTTTAATAGAGATAATGTTAATCTTCTTGTTTGGATGGTACATTGCCAACCATAGGCAGTACATTGCAATTAACTCTGTAATACCAGCTTGCCTGAACTTAAGGATAATGTTAAACCTTTTTGCAAGGAATTGGTATAACACAGAACGTTGGTAAGGGTATAAGTCAAACTTTACCTTACCACGTTTGGGGTGTACTACCCAAATGAACATAGAGAAAAAGAATACATCCTTTATTGCTGTGGATAATTCTTTTATTTCTTGTGATGACAACCATTTTTTTGAGGTATCTATTCTGACTGCCATACTTATAAGTTATATTGTACGGATAGCTTGATATCATAGCCAAGTTTATCCCAGCCAGGGTAATAAAAAGTATTAGCACCTGCTTTATAAATGAAATTAGTGGTCTTGATATTTAAATCTAAGTCGAGGTCATGAAGATTGTTAAGTATTCTGTAGGAGTAATTCAGAGAAGGGTATAAATGAAACTGCCCTATCCTTTTAGTGGTCATGTTATTATCTGAGAACCTGTATTGATAGTTGTCAAGGTTTAGGTCGTAGATGTTAGCAACTGGTATACCATCTATCCTAAGCATTTGTAAAACCATCCTAGATTTACTCAATTCAAATGAAATTAGTTTATTAGCTTCTGGATATTGTAACAAGAATGAGTTAGCTATTCTCAATGTATCATGAACTGTGTTAGTTATAATTGATGTACCTGTTGTATTACTTAATAGTAGTATCTGTTTATATGCTAGTTTCAAACTATCATACCTGTTTTTATTAGTAGGGTCTGGAAGATACTGAATTACCTTATCAGGTTTTAGGTAAACATTAAAAGGTTTAGCTACCTCAATATATTTACTCTTTTTAATTGAATCAGTTTTAATTTCATTGATAGCAATTTCATCCTTCAGTTTTTTGTTAGAGGAAAAGGTTACAAATAAAAAATAAACCACTACTAGGATTATTAACCCCATAATACCGATTGTTGTTTTCATATCACTGTTTTATTTTAAATTGTTTTCAGATCGAAAGTTATATACCGTACCTCATATACCTATACCCAATTATTATTATTAGTTATATATATTTATATATATATATTAGCTAGTTATTAGACGCCCGCGAGGAGGGATTTCCGTAGACATTTTTTAAACCATAACCCTATTTCATAGGAGGGACCCTTAGTGATTGATACCCTACCTTTATTAATCCAATAGTTCCTTTCCTTAGTATCAGTATCAATGCAGTATATTTTATACTTCAATGGATAACCCTGGATTACAGCTAATTCAGCTGGGCTCATGATCTCACCGTTTGGTTTAAACTGCCTATCTTGTTTTCTAGCAGTCATAGGGTACCCATCTGGTTTATTACGATAAACACCAGGTAGGGTTTTCATCTTAGCAGAATTGATTGGCCATTTATAACACTCCTTAAAATCGCCTACCCATAATTTCTTTATCTCTTTGAGGCCCAGTTTAGTTTTAAGGCCATCTCGATAATCATACATACAAACTTTATGAGAACTTAATTCCCGTATGTTTCCATTCATTGGAAAGAATTTAGGTAATAACCTAGTGTCTTCTAGAAGCTCTCTAGTAAACTTAACATCACGTACTTTGAAAACTCTTTGGAATGCTTCTAATTTAAAACTAGACAAGCCTTTTCGAACACCTATTAATGTAAGCCTTACCCTACTCTTTTGGGAATTGCCATACTCCATTACTGAATATGTATGGAAGATTAAGTCATAATCCAGGAATAGAGTTTCCCATTCTCCTTGTGTTATGAAGTCTAAAAGCTTTGGTAGATTTTCCATAAGGAATACCTTAGGTTGTAATTGCTGGGTTATAGTAATGAAGGTATTGATGCTTTCATCCTCTTTTGGTTTGCCCAGGGTCTTCTTACGAGAGTAGGATAGTATACTGCTAGTACCACAGTTAGGTGAACCTATTATAATATCAACATATTTGGGTAGATTTAGTTGATCAATCTTGCGTACAAATGGTATATCCCCGAAGTTTATCCTCCATTGTTCTTCATTTGGTGTATGGAAACATCCCCTTGGTTCTACATTACCAATTAGGTGCTTTCTAAGTGGGAAGAGTAACGCACCTTGCCCTTGGCATACTCCAAGTACTCTAAGTTTATTCATATAGAATGAGTTAGTTATTATTATATATATGGCCATAGTGGTATTGCAAATAGTTTTCTAGTTGGTACTACCCTGATCATATTGTTATATATAATTAATAAACTAACTAGAACATGGCAAAGAAGAAGAAAAACTCTATGGTTGTACGGGATACACCAAAAATTCCTTTTGTAAAAGCTCCGGAAGTATTACTTCGTATTGGAGATGAAATATTATGCGTTACTCAATATACAGTTGATAAGTCTTTTGTAAAAGAGGTTAACCGAGAAACTAAGGTAGCCTTGCTTGGTAACCAAGTTAAATTATCAGCCATAATTCACTCTAATGGAGTATTAACCCGTTTGGGTGTAACCAATGTTAATGCTACATATAAATTATGGAGTGATGAAGTAGAGAAAGAATATCAATACCGCATTGCAAAACAGAGTATGAAAACACTGTTGAATGCAATATCAACTGGTATTGATTCTCTTGCCAGAGAAGATACAGTGACAATCTACAAGAAGCTAAAGAAATTATCCAAGAAGTTTAACATAATAATAACATAACATGAAATTAATTAAACCATCTACCCAGATCTTGTCAGATATTAATGGCAAGACAATTATACAGAGCATTGAACGTGCAGGAAGAACCTGTTACAAGAGTGAAGAACTTATTACTGATGAAAGTGCTGAGAAGTTTATTGCTAAGTTAATACAACTTGGCCATGAATCAGTACTAGAACATCAGTCAATTTCAGTTTTATTTGTATGTGACCGGGGTATCTCCCATGAATTAGTACGTCATCGAATTGCGTCATTTTCCCAGGAAAGTACAAGGTACTGTAATTATGCAAAGGAAAAGTTTGGTAATGAGCTTACATTCATCCAGCCATTCTGGCTTAGTGATGAACAACTTGACTTAGTTAAAATCCTCAATGAACACAACTACATGAAGATTGATAGGGTTACCAAATTATGGTATCACTCAATGTCTAACAGTGAACAGGTTTACCTGGATTTATTAAAAGAAGGTTGGGTTGCTCAGGAAGCTAGATCAGTATTACCTAATGCACTGAAAACTGAGATAGTGGTTACTGCTAACCTAAGGGAATGGAGAACTATTTTCAAACAACGTGCTCAAAAGGTAGCTCATCCACAGATGAGGGAACTCATGTGCCCATTATTAAGACAGTTCCAGAAACTGGTACCTATTGTATTTGATGATATAACCTATGATACAACATTTTAATTATGAGTAAAGAAGAACAAGTAAATCACCCATCTCACTATAACCAGTACCCAGTAGAAGTAATTGATATGATGTTAAATATCTGGGGTTACAAGAGTACCATTGACTTCTGTATAATGAATGCATTTAAATACAGGATGAGAATTGGCTTAAAAGGTTTAAGTCTTAGCCTTATTCAGCAGGATTTGGATAAAGAGGCTTGGTATTTAGCTAAAGTTAAGGAATTAAGCCTAGAAAATCCTGAAACTATTACATTTAGTTTTAAATTTGATACACCTGAGGATACTAATGTAGTTCAATGGCTAGAAGAGTGGGCTAAAGAGATTAAGGGTAATGAATAAAACAGATGCTATAACTACCATCCTAATGTCTGATAATCATTTATCAGTCTTAGAAAGAGTTGTATTAGTAGTGGACAAATCCATTAAAAGGGACCCTAAATTCTCTTTGACCTCTGCTTATAAGGCCTTTCTTATAAAATATGGCCCTTTATACTTCCATGAGAAGAGTCAATATGACTTAATCTTGGGTATGGTAAAGGATTTAGACCTAATAGTTAACCAAGGGATGGCTAAAGCTATCCACTACAAGAAATGTGAGGCTTATTCTATCCCAATCAGACATGAAACTGATTGGATAGAATATGAACCTCAGTTAAAGGGCCATTACCCTGATGATTATGGGAGGTACCTTGTAACTAAAACCTCTAATTGTATGGTATTCCTTACTTGGGGGCCGGAAAGGTGGGGTATATCAGATTCATTGGTTACCCATTATAGAAAAATAGATATGCCAGATTGAATAAAAGGGTAAATCCTGCATAATCTAAATAGTGTTCTAGTAATTTTCTTTGTCTTATAATTAAATTGTATTACTAATTAATAAACTTATTCTTATGGAAGCTAAAACAAAACCAGTAAGGTTTCATCTATCGGCATACAAGCCAGATGAAACCTTAGATTATGACCAATTGGCTACCCCTACTATGGGATTAGAACAGGGTATTTTAAATCCAGAATTATGTATGAAGATATATGGTTCAGGGAAGTTCAACAATTTTATGCCAGCTAACTTCTGGAGGGTTAAGGAACTTAGTCCTACTGAAAAGCATGAATACTTCCTAGAACCTAATACCAAAGAGGTATGGTGTATGGTAGATGAAAGTGATTGGTATGAGGATATCCCTTTAATCCCTGCATATACCTCAGGGGAACTATGGGAAATGTTACCAGAGAAATTAACCTTTGGGGATGATGGTTCAAATGTATATGAAAAGACCCAGGTACATGAGATCCTTACCAAAGAGGAATGTACCTACTACCGAGGTATTAAACCAGGACAGGGTGATTACTCATCTCACACTAGTGCCCATGGGAAGACTGAGGTAACCTCTAGAGCAAAGTTATTAGTTAAACTCATAGAACAATCCTTAGTATAATGGGAGCTCTATATACGTTTGGTATGATATGCCTATGGTTAGGCTATATTATAGGGTTGGTATTTGTTACTTTTCTTTTCTTTATGGATGGGGGAGTAAGGAGAAAGGGGATAAAGCAAGATACATTGAGTATGTTATCCTTGATTACTATTTGGGTATTCTCTCCTTTGCTAGAGGTTATATTGGTGGGAATGATATTGACTATATTAATATCCAAAGGGTTTAGGAAACCCCGCATAATTTGATTTTTTTGAATATTATTTGAACAACGGTTGAGTAAAAGATCTGGATTGATTTTATAAGGTAGGGTAGACTGGGAAGTTAACTCTACCTTTTTTGTGTGAGGTAAGAGAGCTTATACGAGGGATGAAAAGTGCTGGATATTTTTTATGGGAAGTGGGCTTGGTAGGATAGTGGGAAGGTAATCATTGGGAGGGTATCACCTAATGGGTTCGAACCTTATACGAGGCAGTGTGGGATCTCTGTGTGGAATAGGGGGACGGTGTTTGCATATAAAAAAAATTAAAGTACATTTATAGGGGACATTAATAATAGTCCTTTAAATGTACTTTAAAATTGATTTAATAATAATTTAAAATTCAATTGATAATAAGAATTTATCACTACAAATATTTATCAATTCAATATCTAAACAATCAAAATAAATAGATATTTCATGTATGAATAAATCTTTATTCAATTGA